CGTATTTAATTACATTCTTTTTGACCTGATAGACTCCGGCTTTTTTGCCGTCGATAATTAGCCCGATAGCGTCGAGGCAGTCAACAAGCGAAGCCCCGAAAGTTGTAAAAGAGCCGGTAAGGCCGTCGCGTTTAAGGCGTTTAATTTCCTGTTCGGCCCACGCCTTTAACTCGCTTTCGGTTTTGTTGTAGGTGTGGAGCGTGCGGTGTTCGCCGTCGGCGTCGCCGACCTCAACCTTGATTTTTTTATTATCCGGCATAAGGCTGACCGCCTTAACGCGCAGGCGCATATTTTCAGCCTTTTGCTGCTGGAGGCTCTGGTCTGAAATGATGTTAAGCCCGGTTTTGAACACTTGCGAGGGGGTGGAGTCGCGTTCAAAGAGCACACCGCAGTAAAGCACCGGCTCGCCGTTTTCATAGCGGAAAAAGGAGCGCACGCCCTGTTCTGACAGTTTGCCGAGCAGAGAGGCCACCGTGTCGGCTGTGACGCGGTAGGCGCCAAGAGACTGCTCCCCCATGATGTTGAGCCGGTAAGTAATGCCCTGATCCTTGAGCAATGTTTCAAGAGTTACGGAGCGGTAAGCCTTTTTAACAGCCGGCATTTGTTTGAGTTTGAACATATCGTCCTCGCACGTTATGACAATGGGCGTTTTGAAGCCCACGTCACGGACATAGCCGACAAATGCAAGCTGTAAATTATCGTCGTAGCCCAGAGATATGCGCACGGAGTCGCCACGGCGCACAGGAATGTCAGCCGAGCCGTCCCACTTCATTTTTTTAGGCAGTGTTATTTTGGCTTCGGTTGTCAGTTTTTCGGTGTCGCGTGTAATTTCAACGGCTGTCACGAAATCAAGCGTCCACGAGCGGTCGCCGGAAATCTCAACTTTTGCGCATAACTTAAACATGGGTTAAACGGTGTTTAATGGGTGTTAAATGGTTTTACCAGTCGTAACGGCTGGGCTTCATGGAGCCACAGCGCACAGGGTTGCGGAGGTCGTCGCCGGAGCCGTCGGGGGATTGATAGACCGGGAGATCCGGGGAGGCTTTGCCGGCCTGAATATCGCGCAGCCACTTTATAGCGTCGTTATAGAGGCACTCGCGGCGCTCGTGGCCCATATTCTGGGGCAGCCGGTGGACCATGAGCCACAAGGAAATATTAACGGCACACTGCACAAGCATAGCGTTACGGCAGCAGCCGGAGGCCGAGAGGGCGCGGTCGATGTCGTAACGGTGCCGGAGATATGAGCCGATTTGCTCAAATGCGGCGGCTTCGGCTCCGGCGCGCACCTCACCATTTTGGGAAATGACGCGGAACTCGTAGTCGTCGCACACAGCGCGGTAGTCGTCTATTGTCAGGAACATGGGCGGGAATTTTTGGAGGGAGGAAACGCCACAAAAATGGCCTGCTGCTGGATTTTTTCGGGAGTGACCCCGACGAGGCGGCGCTGACGGATCAAAGTTTTCACGGCCTGCATGGAAACACAGACCGGGCGTTTGTCCCAGACGACAACAATAAATTTTTTGCCGTAGGTGGCGGCGTCGCGTCGCGCCCGCTTAATGGCGCGTTTTTTGCGCAGGTCAAAGAGGCGTGCGCGGAGATAGTCGAAAATTACCATGATACATTTTTAGCGTTTGGCCTCATGCCAATGGAGACCGAATTAACAATATTTCGTTGGCGCGTGTCGCGCTGTAAAATCCATATAGCGCCCTCGTCAGCGTCGGGGCCGTCGTCGTGGCCGCGCATACCCTTTTCAAATGCAAGGGTCTGGTCTATGCCGGCGAGCATGTCGGGGTCGTCGCGCTGCGTCTCGTCGTAAGTGACGAAGCCGCGCTCCCACAGGGGACTGACCGCTTCCACACGCTGGAACTTGTCGGGCTTTCTGCGCTTGTCGCCGGTAATGGGTAGCTGATAGCCGCGCAGTTCGCCCTCACGTCGGAACTCGTCGAGAATAGTGTCCTGCATAAAATTGGCTTCCATGTACCAGCGCACGGCAATATTTTGCGAGCGCGCCCAGTCGTGGAGGTCGTAACACCAGCGGACCATTTCAGCCACGGAGCACTGACGGACAAAAGCGCGGAGACACCAGAGGGAGGTCCCGGCTTTTCCCCAGAGCTTTGCCGCCTTAAAGTCGTTTTTTGTCGAGCCCTTGAAGCTGGGGTCGATATATAGCACCATTTCTGAGAACTTGGACCAAGCCGGACGCTTGCCCCAGCGGATCCAGTCGTTGCGGAACACCGCACCCTCAATAATGGGGTTATTCATGTATTCCTTTTGAAAAGCGCGATAACCGGCCACGTCCTCAATCTGGCGCACTTCTTCAGGGGTCCATTTGGAGGCCCACGAAATAGCGCCGTCACGGTCGTAGATGTTGACCGTTGTAACCTGCACGCTTTTGATGTCGCACCACTTGGCGAGCACCGAATTTTTGGCAATTAGGTTGCCAACCATGATGAAGCGACCGCGGCCGCCGTCGAGAGTGCCGAACAGAGCCGAGCGCACCCAGTCAAAGAGCTTAGAGACGCGGGCGGGGCTTTCGCACAGTTCGTCGTCGTCGAGGTCGTCGATTACGATGTAGTCAGGGCGGTGGGAGCGGTAGCGGAGACCACGCGGTGACTGCCCGCGGCCACGGGCAAAAAATGCCACTTCCGAGGCAGTGACAAACTCGCCGTCCTGCCAGTTGCCGGCGTTGTACTGTTCGCCAAAGTCGGCGATGTAGCGCTGGTTATATTGTAATTCTGCCTGAATATCGCCCAGCAGGGTTTTAGCGTTGTCCTCAGACTTGCCGACGATAACCATAACGTTAATTTCGCGGCGTTCCTGACACATTAGCCACATTGGGACAAATACGTCCATATTGGTTGACTTGGCCGCGCCGCGGTGCCACTTGAAAGCCCCTTTGAAATTGCGGTTGCTTTTGATTTTGTTGGCCGCGTCGATATGGAACGAGGCGCAGGGGGTTGACTTTCCGGTCTCCGGGTTAACGGTCCAATGGGGAAAGTAATAATCCACAAAGGCGGCATAATCGGAGCGCAGGCGCGCAATGCGTTTGAGGCGCTGCGCTGGCGTCTCGCTGATGTTTACGGCGGTGGCGGCTTGGACCGTCTCGCAGTGCTGTTTCCAGCGTTCTTGTGCCTTGATAATTTCCGCTTTCGTTGCCATAGGCTAAAAACTTTCCTTTAACTTTTCGGAGATGAAAAGGTCGTGATAATGGTTTATCGTTTTGAGCAATTCGGGTGTTACATTGGGGTCGAAGCTCATACGGTATTGCAGCCACTTGCTGAAAGCCATAAAAACCTCTATAACGTCAACCACTGAGGTTTTTTTGTCGAGTCGTTCAACAGTGGCGGCGAACTTAACGAGCTTGTCAGCACTCGCGGCTGTTTTCTCCGGCGACGGGTCGGTCGCCAAATCTTCAAGCAGCACGTTAATACTGTTAAGAATTTTGTTAACCAGCTCCGGGCGCGTGATATTAGCAGCGGCGCGCGCCTGTTCCCAGCCCCCGTCGGCCACCCACTTTGTAATTGTCTGGGCTGACACTCCGACCTTTTCGGCGATAGACTTCTGGGGCTCCCCCTGCATAAAGAGCAGCCGGGCGTGCTCGCGCTGCTGTTCGCGTTCTTTTTTAGTTGCCATTCATACGTAATAAAATTTATATGGTTACAGGTGCGACAAGCTGTGGCGCACCTTTTTACGCTGCAAAATTGGCTCAAAACGGCGGCTCAGTAAAAAAGTTTGTAAAAGATTTACACATTTTTTTGGAGGGCGGCGAACAATAGCCAATTTTGCAGCGCTGAACGACTTACAGCCATACACTGCGGCGTAGAGCAGAGGTAGCTCGCCGGGCTCATTCCCCGGAGGTCGCGGGTTCGACTCCCGCCGCCGCCACAAGGTAAAAAAGATTGAAAGGAAAGCCCCGGGCACGGAGCAACACCCAACCCTCCACCCACCATCGCGCCCCGTGCCCGGGCATTTTTTAAGACAACAGACAACCGCAATGAAAGAAGTTATAATCTCCACCGAAGCCGTGAACAGTTACGGCACGCGCG